AGGACGAACACTACCCCTGAGAGCGTTGATAAATCCTCCAGCGTCAATAGATCGGTCATGCTCATACAACCCTCTTGTTTCTTCAATGTCAGCTTTTTTATCTAACTCGACCAGCTTCATCTCAGAACGTTTCTGGGCAAGCTCTGTCTCTAGCTGCATCATTTCCATACGGTGCTTCTGCGCTTGGTTCGCTTTAAAATAGCTAAGAACCTCGGGGAGAAAAGAACTCCCAAAACCTAGCAAACTTCCCAATAATGCCATCATTTTTCGTGACTCAACCAGACAGCAAATGCGCCCGTCATGGCTCCCGTTACAACAGAAATTAAAGACGCTTGCTGCGTAGATAAGTCAGGCTGCGTTAGCGCCCATTCTATGCACCGTACATACACCACCGTCATAGTGAACATCATAAAACGCGGTAGCAGCTTATATTCTAGTATCTTCTTAAAAGCTATCTGCATTAGAAACCTCCTTTTAGGCCATCCAATATCTCTGACAAACTAGGCCGTTTGTCTTTCTTCTCGTAAAGACAACTAAACACTTTAGGACACTCAGAAAAACTTTTTGTAGGGTAATGATAGCCCAAGCCACCATACCCCGCTGTAAATCTGTATACACAAACTTTTTGGTCGTTTGCATCTGTAAACCTCTTCCACAAGTGGCACTGCACATGGGTCGGGTTAGCGACTCCTGCAAGCGTTACTGATAGTATTAGCGCATTTATCACTGTGTAGCCAACATTATTAAATACATACCACCACCTAACATACACAGTATACCCAGACTTAACCCACCTATAGCCATGTTATTCTGTATCTGGCGTTTGGCTTCCATAGCCTTATATACAGTTTCTTCTCGTTCAGCACGTATCTTACGGCGCATACCCAGCATCTCGTCGTAAGTCCCCAAGCCAAACCTATAGTCCAGCATGAACTTAATTTCTTTCTCTTTTTCAATTAAGGTCTTTTTGCGGATCACAATATCCATAGCTTCTTGCTCTATGTTATCGGTTCCATGCGTTTTCTTATCTAACCACGTTGGGTTTTTACGTTGGGTTTCTGCCCTGCTTATATCCGCAACGGCGCAATACCATTGTCCAAGCTGCTTGCTAACATCCTGCATCTCACGACCAGCGCCGACTAACATTTTTACGCCTTTAAACGCTGCGTTAGCTGCTGCAAAAGCTGTAACTGGATCAATCATATATTGTTACCTCTGCAGGATCGACCACTTTTGGAATGCAGTACGCTGTTCCGTAATCCTGTATGTCGGGGTATCCGTAACGCCTTACAATCTCTCGGGCGTAGTAGTTGCAGTGGTCTAACCTGTAAAAGTATATGTCTTCGCTGGTGAGAGTGCGGCTAGAGCCTACCCCTATGTAAAGAACCAACGCGAAAACGTGTACCACATAACTTACTCCATACGGTTTAAGATCGCTAGTAACATCAAGATAGTGGCACCTGATGTACCTATTAGAACGGTCTCAAGACGCTTTATTCTAGTAAAGACCTCTTTAAATTGTATTCTAACTTCTGTTTGCACAGCAATCATATCCCGTTCTAGCGCCGAGACGCGCTCATTCATATCTGGCATTAGCTAGGCTCAATGGGCCAAGTCACACTTGTAGGAAACCCAGCTTGTGTAGGTACATCGCGCAGTGCTTGTCTGTACGTGCGCCATGCGTCTGACATGGTTACATCACTGTTAGCCATCCAATCGCAAGCAGCTAACAACAAATTACGCACCTCTCGTACTTGTTCTGCTACTTGTTCCTCTGTTAAAGTTGGAGGCGCAAGTTCTGCTTCTTGAAAGTTAGGCCAATTTGACATATCTTCAGCGTCATCAAACAATGTGGCATCGCCTGTTGTTTTGTTGTACCAAATTTTATGAGACATGATATACCCTTAAATTTCCTGCTGCACCATTTCCACCAGCGTAAGAAGCACTATTGCTGCTACCACCGCCGCCACCGGGATACCCACCATCACCGCCGTTTGAACTGTTTGAGCCTCTTGCCCCGCCCTGACCAGCGTACAAACTTACCCCCGGGGTTCCAGAATAGTTCTGATAATTAACACCACCATTACCCCCAGCAAAAACAGTTTTGTAACCTGCTACTGCTCCATCACTACCATTACCCATGCCTTGTTGTGACCAATTAAGGTAAGTTACTCCTCCAGTAACAGGCAGTGTGCCTTCTATAAACTCATATGCACCAAAATTTGACATAAAGCTGTTAGATGAGTCAGTTGCAGCGCCATTTACATATATAACTTTAGTTGCAAAAAAACTCACGTTGCTTATTGGTACCACATTGACAGAAAAGACGTTTGCTGTTGTAAAAGGTACTGACCCGTTTGCGCTAGATAAGGTGAAAGTGGTGTTGCCGCCTACTGGTCCCGGTTGAAAATTTGAGTTGTTTGTTTGGCCTGCTCCCCCTGCACCAATAGTATACGTCCCACCATTAAATATCCCTGCTGTGCCACAAAGTAATACAACATCACCCCCACCTCCAGCGTAGTTATAAGGGTTGCTGTTGCCGCCCTGACCACCTGCACATAAATACATCCAAACTATAGCATCATCAGCTAAACTACCTTTAGACCAAGTACCCGACGATGTGTAAGTGCTATTTGGTGACGCCCAATTAGATGGATACTTAGGGAAAGGCAACGATGTACCCCCTTCAACCTCGGCCCACGTTAACCCACCTGTGTTGCCTGATTGCGCTGACAAGAAATAGCCGTTAGTTGGGCTGTTGCTGACCTTGAGATTGGCCTCATCAACTACATTATTAGCGATGGTCAATGCGCCAGAGCCAGTGACCTCTCCTGAGTGTGTCGCATTTGTAGTTTTGGCAGTGTTAGCTGTAATCGCACTTGCTTGACTACTTGTTATTCCAGTTTTGGCAGTGTTAGCTGTAACGGCGTTGTTTAACGTCTGCAGGTCTACGCCGTCTACTGTGCCTGAGACTGTTATATTGCCTGTGACTGTCAACGCGCCCCCAATAGCAGCATCGTCCGTCACAGTAAGGTCATCCCCTACAGTAATATCACCAGACACATTTAGATTAGTAACGCCTAAAGTACCAATCTCACCCATTGCTGCGCCAGAACCCGCGCCGTCTGAGTACACGATCTTGGTTTGACCCGTTGGAATTGTTACGTTGGCCCCAGAGCCTTGCGAGATAATAATGCTTTGAGAGCCGCTTGTGCCGTTCTCAATGTACCATGTCTTGCTAATAGAGTTGGGCGCGATTGTAATAGTGCAGGTGCTGTCTAGCGTTCCTGTATACTTTAAATACAGAGAGCGCCCCGGATCGGTAGCTCCATCTGCAATTGTTGTGGTATGCGTATCGGCATTGGTGGTAATGGCTTCGGTGCCAAAACTAAGAGCCTCTGCAATTAGTTCGAGGTTTGTGTTGGTTGTAGCGCCCCAAGAGCCAGATTGTTCGCCATCGCCAATCTCTTCTAGCCGAAGATCATTTCCATATGTACTAGCCATGTGAGTTTCCTAAGCAGGTAAGTTGTTTAGTTTATACCGCGCCTATCGTTAAGACGCAATGTTTTTCAGATTACGCAACTACAGGCACCCAGTTTGGGTTGTTTGTAGGGCTAATTTTCTCCCATACAAACGTATCACCTATTGTTCCTGTAGCAGATACACCTGTAACGGCAAAGGCTTGGTTTACACTGACAGTACCTACAGCGCCTGTGCCTGCTACTCCTGTGACCGGATAGCTAAATACGTATGTAGTAGTACCTACTGCACCTGTGCCTGCTACACCTGTAACAGTATGGTTAGCTTTACCTTCAATGGTAACAGCACCAACGCCGCCAGTACCCGCCACACCTGTAACGGGATACGAGAATATGTAGGTTGTAGCACCTACTGAGCCTGTGCCTGCTACACCTGTGACAGTGTGATTTGCTAGGCCCGTTACGGTTACAGAGCCAACGCCGCCAGTACCCGCCACACCACTTGTAATGTTGGCGTTAATACCTATTCTAGCTGTTGCTGCGCCCACAGAGCCTGTGGAGGAAAGACCTGTAATAGGTAGTACAGAGTTTGAGATTATAGTGGTTGCGCCTACTGATCCAATGGAATTAAGACCAATTACCGTAAGATTACCATCAGATTCAGTTACAACGGTGTTAAGCGCAGATGTGCCGCTAACCCCAGTAACAGGCTGAGTAACACTGCTAGTAGTGCTTACGCTACCAACGGCACCTGTACCCGCTACTCCCGTAACGGATTGACCTTCCTGTAAGCTATTCCAAGAGCCAGAACTCCAACCGCCACGGCCCCAGCCAGAAAAAGGTAGTGGCATGGGTTATCCCTTCACTTAGGCGATACGGATAATAGCGTTACTCGCGTCTGCGGTTGGCATCACTACTGTAAAGTCACCTGCACTTGCAGCCTTGTCAGAACCGAAGTCAAGTACACATACAGTGGGATCACCCGAAGCTGCCTCGTTAAAGATCAACGCTCCGCGAACAGCAGAAATAGTCACGTTGCTAAATACAACATTGTTCATATCTACAAGAGCTGTTGTGCCAGAAGCGGCAGGATCAACTGTAGTTACAGGATTACCTTTAGCAGTGTAGTTTGTACCACTAACCTCATTGCCAGAAGTGTACGCAGTGGTAGCCGCATTAAAACTTGCGCTGTTGGTATACATCGCCAGCTTAAACACGTTAGACGCTGCGGTAAAATTGTGGACACCCTTTAAAACTTCTACTTTAAAAGAGGTACACATAAAGTTGCCGTTAAAAGCCATTTACATTTTCCTTATATATTCGGCTAGTTTTTTATGACCAGCATCACTGATTGCATTATATACAGTAGTTCTATCGCTCTGGATAGCCTGTTTCATGTAGACTGCGATTACAGCCTTCATACGTTCCTTGTGAGCCAAGGCTTGATCTTTTATTGCTGGCGGCGCATCATTTGATACGATCATTAACCTATCAACGCATAGCTCCGCGACTTCTTCTGGAGTAAATCCTCGGTTATTAGTAGTTCGGACTCCGACGCTACCAACAGACATTTCAAACGGCATATTCATCTAAAGTTCCCATCCCTGTAACTATCGCCTTTGCTGGCGGCATCAATAACGGACAACTGTTGTAGAGCAGATTCATATCGCTCTCTGTATGACTGCATAATATCAGGATCGCCCTTCATAAACGTGTACGCCTCTACCAAGGAACCATAAAGAAGTACAGTATCGGCGTTCTCACCAAGCCAAGACGTGCTTGTATTAACAATAGACTTAGGCTCAAAGTAGTAATGTAGCTCTACGGTATATGTAGCATTAGGCGTTGGACCTATAATAAAGTGTCCGTCTGTAGCCGCTGTTATAGCGTCACCATCAAACTGTCCATAATACTTCGGAACGCCTTGAGTAGCAGCTACAGGGTACGCTTCCCGCATAAAGTTAACGTCTTTCTCTAGCAAATACGTGTATGCTGCTGTGACAGGATCAACGATTGCTAGAGAAAATACGGCCAGAAAGTCATCGGGCCGCTGTAAGTATTGCGTACCTTGATTTAGAGTACCCGTACTATTGGACCTAACTTCAGGTATGGTAACAGTACGAAATATACGTTGCTCCGCTTGCTGAACAAACGTAGGGATCATAGAGACGAATGTTGCCTCTGTGTTCTCTGTATAGTCCTTTATTGCTTGCGTAAGCTCAGTATAATTCATCTAGTTTACCCCATTGGTCCTCTTGCCATTCTGCCGCTTCGCTGTGCGCCAGTACCGCGTACTAGAGTACCACCTTTACCCATCTTCTTTGTCATCTTGCCACCACTCATCTTTTTAGTGACAGAACCACCAACCTTCATCTTCATAGGTGGGCGTCCACGTTTACTTCCGTATGTTCCGGGTCCACTTGGCATAATCTTATCCTATCTCTACAGTTACAGTTCCAACTTGGCCTTCTAAGTAGATAAGTGAATTACCTACGGGGTTCCAACCCCAAAGTCCCCGCCCCGGCTCATAATCCGGTCTGGGGTTAAGTAACGATTGCGGGTCAACAACCCGAATACGCCCCAAGAAGTTCTGTGGTTGATCTGGGTCAACTACATCTCTACCAACACGAAAACCAGTGCGGTGTCCATCTTGGAACTCCCACACAAGCTCATTTAAAGGGTAACGAGCGCCCGTCCGGTCACATATACCATATGCGTGTTTACCAGAGGCGTAACTCATCGCATCCCTCCATGAAAGGTTTGAAACGGTACAAACATAGAAGATGCACGATCTTGGTCTTCATATGCTGCCAGCTTAAACTGATACTCATACTCTTCTCTAAGAGGCACCGCTCTAGCTGCAGCTTCGGGTTTCTTCATGGCTACATGAAACGCTAACCCTGATACAAGTGCAGGTACAAACCGTGGAGGTATATTGCTTGTCTCTCCTCCAACACCTGATGCAAGACCATCAATACCCTTGAGGCGAAAGTACAGTAGCTGATACGCCTGTGTACTGTCCGGTGTAGGCCACACTGTAAATTTTACTTCAGTAGGGAGCCGCTGCACATATATTTGTGTAGGCCGTCCTATGGTGTTCTTGTTAGTCTGTTGTGCATATGTAGACACGCTAACGCGCTGCAGGGCTGTGTCTACCTGATTTGTACCCGTACCAGTACGTAGCTGATGCTCAATAAGATCAATCGTGTCCACAGGCATAACATGAGTAGCCTGACCCGCGACCAGATCAACAGTGCCAGAGTCAATGGTAAACAGGTTAAGACCCCTGTTCTGCCACTCTAAGGTTAAAATGTTAAGACTACGACGAATAGTACGTAGGTCATACCCAGACTGCATCTGCAAGCCAGCCCGTTCAAAGGCTTCCTCAAACAACTCAGGTAGGTCAGGTACGACTGTAGTCATTATTTAGTCCTCTTCTTACCACTAGCAGTAGTAGACCATTTTACACGCTTAGGCCCAGTTTTTTTCGTGGCCTCGGACTTAGTTATCTTAGACGCCACTTTCTTAGGGCGACAGGCAGGATAAGGGCGTTTAGACTTACCTTTAGCGGTTTTACGTCCGCAGGCTTTGCCTGTCTTAACATCGGTCCATTCTTCACCGAACCACTTGCCAAGACCGCCTTTACCCTTTTTTGGTGCTTTTGCCACTTTTAGCTACCTTATTGTTGCCACCCGACCAACCGCCGCCCTTGGACTTATACCATTTGGAAGCCCAAGCATTTGCATAAGCGGAAGGATAAACCTTAAACTTACTTTTAGCAGCGGACTTAGCTTTTGACCACAGAGCTGCATTTGAAGGTTTTGCTTTAGACATATCGCCCCTTAGTCTTACCTCGCGTAGCGCAACCATCTATTTTGCCACCGCTACGCATTTTAAGTATGCCGCCTTTAGCACCTTTAAAAACACCTGCTTTTATCTGTTTTTGTATCTCTATTTCTTCTAAACGAATACGTTCTTTTTCAGCGGCAGCGGCTTCTGCAGCTAAACGCTTTTGTTCCGCTTCGTTCTTACGGCGTTCTTGCGCCGTGTGTGTATCACGTTTAGCCATAATTTATCCTAACACTTCCAACGTTTTCTAGCCTGTCGTAGACGGCTATTCGGGTCTTTTGCTGCTTTGGGGAATTGTTTCATCTGCCCAGCAGAACGAGCGCAGAACGACTTACGTCGATTGGCATCTTTACTGCCTTTTTTGACCTTACCCGTAACAGCGGTTTTTAACTTCGATCCGGGGTTTTTACGTCTATACGCAGCAACACCCGCCTTTGTCATCCCCGCCCCAGACTTAGTGGAGCGGAAATTCTTTTTGTTACGCTTCGGCATCTCACCCTTTGAAGCCATGACGATTTACTCTATAAGCAGGGTCATTACATTGCCAGTGCCTGTAAAGGCAGAGACAAAACAACCATTGTCAGCAAGTATACCGTCATTAGGGATATATACATCATTCCAACCTACAGGCAGAGTTAGCTGAAGTATAATCTCGCCCGTAGCACTACCACTACGAATGGTAAAAGCCGCAGCCGCAGCAGCGTTAACTAGAACGCCCTGCAACCTACCGCGTGATGGGCCTACAAGAGCAGCAGTATCGCTTGCCGCAAAGTTGTAAGCTCGGACCTCTTGACCAGCCATTTAACTACTCCTTATGGAAGGATTGCTGTGTTAAACGCTTGTGCGTACATTACTGTAATGCGAACAGAACCTGCGTTAGTACCAGCAGAAGATGTTACGGTTAGACGCTTGTCTGAAGTTCCAATGTTGCCCCACTCCAAGGTTCCACCGCCGCCAATGCCTAGAGCCTTGATGCCAACAGTAGTACCTGATGCTACAGCGTTAATAATTGTATTGGCGTTACCACCTACTTCGCCAACGCTGATGTTGGTAGTGGTGTTAGCCGCAGCTACAAGATCAATGATACAGTTAACGATCTTGGAGTTAGCG